ATACATACCTCTTAGTTTCTGTCTCATACCAGAAGATATACTATCATCACCTACTTTTGGCTTTGGTGTTTCGGGGGCAGCACTTTGTTGTGTTTTTGTTTGTTTTTCATCAGCCTTACGGCTCTTTTCAAATTTTTCCCATTCGGAAGCAGCGACATTCAGATTTCCTTCTGTCACTTCACCTGTTTTATGGTAGTGGATAACTTTTCTAACAAAATCTCTGGATACTTGAGCGGCATATGCAGGAACATATCCTGCTTTACGTCTCTGTTCAATACCGTGTTTGGTCAGACCACCAGATGCATTTCTTTCATGCGTGTCTTTTGGTGCTTTACCTTCTGGTGTATCACGCATACCTAGTGATGGAGTCTGCTTTCTATACTTGGCCCAATCTTTCTTGGTATTCTGACCCTCAAACTCACCTGGTTTTCCTTTGACAGGCTTGACGATCTCATCCAGCTTAGTAGCATACATGCGTTTCATTTCATACATCTTGCGTTCTCTAATCTGTGCAAGTGTATTTTCAACCATGTCATTTGCTTCAAGCATCTTACCAGCAATGATTGATTCGACTAGTTCTCTCGACATTATAGGCCTACGTTAAACGCTAGAGGATCACGAGCAGCACCTTGATCATAATCGGTACCGTCTTTCTTTATTTCTATGAACAGTGTCCAGGATTCGGTAGCACCAGCTGTGCTGCTGAAATAGATATCACCTGTGCAGTTTGCTGTATCAGGAATCTTGATATTACCTAGTGTGGACATAGCAGCAAAAGAATAGTCAAATGGTCCTGAACCAAATGTGAAGATTGCTGTATTGTTGTTACCACCCCATCTTAGAGTGACGTTGTTGCCAGATGCCATCTGACCCTGACCCCATGCTCTCCTAATAGCAATTCTATTCAGACGCTTTGGGTTCAGTGTGCTAACTTTACCTGTTGCGTTAATAGCAAATGCTAGGTTAGCAGCAACTACTAGAGTTGTATTGGAATCACCACCGCCTGTACCAACAACCTTAATAACGGATTCTCTGTTGGAATCGACTAGTGTTTGAGTTGTAATTACTGTCGCCATCTGTTATGCCTTTATTGAAAAGTTTAATAATTTCTTGAAAGAGTCGAGGTCTTCGTTTAGCATACCTTCAACAATCTTTTTGTTCTTGGTATTGACGGACTCATAAACTCTTATGATCTTCTTAGCCATACTACTATTTAGGGTAATTGTTCTTCCGTTGATTGTCATATCCATAGTATCATGACCTTCTGATATCATGTTCTGGATATCAGTGATTTTGTTTTCCGCTACCTTCTGTTGAGGTGTAGAAGCCTTGGGTGCCATGTCTTTGGCAAGACTAGCGGAATACTTTGATTCGAATGATGACTTGGTTCTATCGACTACACCTGTGCGAGAACTCTTTGCTTTCTGACTAGATTTATCTCTTAGCAGTTCTGCTTTGTGTGGTGTGAACGTTGGATCTCTTGTGTCAGGCTTACTATCTTTTTCTTTGTTGCCTGATCCTGATAGCCTGCTTGCAATATCTAATGCACCTAGAGCAACACTCAAAGCATTTTCATCAACTCTTTCACCACGCTTTTCTGCAAGTTTCTGTTTGAATGATTCGGTAACTTCTGATGCTTTTGCTTTATCATATGCCTTCTTGGCACCTTTGATAGCACCTTTCACACCACCTACAACACCACCGATAGCAAAACCAGGATCGGCAGCAATGGCAGCACCTTTAAAAGCACCTTTAACCGCACCTTGTGCGGCGCCTGATAGACCACCACCGATTGTTTTTAGTGCGGTCATTGCAGCACCTTCATCTATAGTATCATGCACAACTGCTTCACTTAGATTTAGGTTACCATCAGGACCGAATGGTATTGACAGGTACTTGTTAACTAGTTTTGAGTAATACAATGCAACAACTTGTTTACCTGGGTACTGTCTATAAGCAACCCTTCTAAACATTAGCATTGTTGGCATTTCACTTGGTGATGGAACTGCTTTAGTAGCAGCTTTAATTACAGATTCACGACCCTCAAGCACAAGTTTATCGGGTGCACCTTGCACCTGATCTTTGATAATACTGTCGTATTTTTCTCTTATCTGCTTTAGGGTTTTCATAATCTAATCCTTACTGTGCAAAATATTGGGCAGCAATTTCTTTCTTGCGCTCTTCCAACTTTTCCATTGCCTTCTCCTGTAGAGCAAGCATAAGATTTTCTTTCATACCTGAAAGATTTTCTTCAAGGATATTGCCAAGAGCCTCATTGATAAGTTCTTTGTTATCCATTTTGGTTTCCTCGTGTATTGTGTGGGTTATTCCTGCGGCGCCAGGTGCATACTTGGTATCTGGCTTATTCAAATGTAGATGTGAAGGGGTCTGTTCATCAACATGGGTAAGCTTCTTGACCGCAGTTGAAATGCCCTTTTGTCTTTTTGACCATGATTTGATATCTGGTTTCGAACTTGAAAGAGACTTCTTTCTAGATTCAGCAGCCTTCTTGATATATGAACCTAGTGTTTCCGCCTTGAGTTCATTAATGGTTTCTACATGTTCTTTTTGTAGATGGGCCATGGCTGCTTCTTTTGAATTGTGTATCTTGGTGCGCCAAAACATTCCTACTTTTCTGCGGGTTCCGAATTTACCATCACCATGATCGGTTACATAACCATACTCACGACCTTTTTTGTGAGTGAATATGGTTTTAACCTTCTTAATTGCTTCTGGACTCCAATCTTCTTTAACAGTCTTAGCAAACTTTACTTTTGTACCACCTTGCTTTGAATTGTTGTAAGTGTCACCTGTACCAGGTTCATTGCTTGATGGTTTATCTTTATCTTTTGGTTTGAATGTACCATACACTTTTCTTTTAACTCTGTCTCCGGCCCAATCATATGGGTGTCCGAAACCGATATGTCCTTCTTGATAGATACCACGTTCTGCACCATCGCTCATATCGGCAGGTACTTTACCTCTTTCATTTAGTGAACGATCTTTTCCTGGAACGCAATTGGGTACCATCTTACCACCCTTTTTCTTTAGACCCTTTGCTGAATATCCTTTCCAGCAAGGCTTTTCTTCTTTAACATCTAGCTTAGCGACTATTCTTGAAGCACCTGTAAGGTCGCCGACGATAGGTGATCCACCCTTGTCGTCAAATTCACCAAGTTCATTCAATACTGCTTCTTTAATGAAATTCTTGTTAGCACCGATCTGTGTAGGATTAAATGCTTTGTATCCTAAACTGTTATTGTGCAAATCTATATGAGCTTGTTTTAGGTATCCTAATTTGTTACCGTTTTCATCTTCATACGCCATAGCATTGGTGTTGATATAATCATTAAGACCTACTGCTGGGTCACCTGTAACATAACCTAAACCTCTAACACCATCAACACCGGAAAAGTCTTCGCTCATATGGTTCTTATCGGTCTTTTCAGCCTTAGCAAGCATCTTATAGTAATCAGGTCTCTCACCAATATGATCTCTAGCAACCTCTTTTGCTTTTGCTAGATTGGTGTTATGTTCTTTTTCATGCTTGGCACCAACGTCAACAAGCTTACGCACCTTTGCTAGTGAAAGTTTAAACTTCTTAGCAATAGCGGAATCACCAGGTGTTCTAACGTCAGTATCTTTAAGAGACATGTTAATCCTTATTTATGTAAGGTAGTAAAATACCGTTTTCGTTAAGGTGGGTAACGACACCACCTCTATTAGCATACTTTCCACCACCAACATAGATCAACCCTAAATCTTTAGCTTCTTCTGCAACCGTCTTTTTCTTCTTGGGTGCAGGTTTCTTTGCTTCCGGCTTCTTACTGTTTACTGCTTTTGCTGCCTGCTTCGCTTTAGTGATATCTGTTTTAGACTTTAACTTTTCTAGTTCGATCTTCTTATCAGCCATGTTTGCTTCATGACTTCTTGTCTTTTCTTCTGACTTTTTCTGTTCAGGACCTGTGATCTTATCCACTTCTTTCTGAACATGAGCCTGTGCGATCTGCTGCTGGGCACCAAATGCAATCTGATTCTGCATATCTTGTTGCTGCTGATCCTGCTGCATTTGCTGATCTGCTTGCATTTGCATCTGCTGTTGCTGAGCCATTACAGCATTTTCTTGTTCCATCTGTGCGTTGATTTCTTCCATATCTTCGTCGGTCTGCTGTAGAATGTTCTTACGAACCCACTCTACAGAATAATATCTACCAACGTATGGATCAACCTTAGCAAGTGTATCAAGACGCATTGAGATTAGTTCTGCGTCCTTTAGTTCATCGAAGTTGTTATCCTTCTTATAGTCGTACCAGATATCTTCTTTGAACTCTTTCCACTCTTCCTCAGTGCATACATTCTTGAGGATTAGTTGGACTCTTAGGGTGTCATCGAATAGTGTGGAGAACTTGTTACGAAGGCGTGTAACGAATTTTGAGAACTTGATTTCGTCTCTTGTGATTTCTGTGGAACGTCCTAGAGAGAAACCTTGTTGTGGTTCAAGACGACCAATAGGAACATTAAGCGAACGGTATAGCTTACTCTGGAAATACTTAACGTCTTCCATTTCACCTAGATTACGTGCACCTTCAAGTGTGGAGATTTCTGTACCTTTTGAACCTTCACGGCGTGGCAACCAGAAGTCTTCCAGCATTGATAGATGCTTACGGTCATCCTTGATTTCACCGGTATTGGAATCGTAAACTAGCTTGTTACGATACTTGACCATGATATCACGGACGTATTGTTCTGCTTTGACTGTTGGCATGTTACCAACGTCGATATAGAATACACGACGCTCAGGAGCACGACTTAGACGGTAAATAACCGTGGCGTCCTCTACCATGCGTAGGTTGTTGAATGGTTTGATTGCTTTGTGGAGATATGAAAGAACCATGGTCTGCTTAGGATCCATGATGCCTGAGTTAACATTTACGATAGAGTCAACTGCGATCTTTGCGCCTAGATTGGTACCTGAACCAATCATACCCTTTTCGTTATAGAGATAATACTCAATTGTCTTTTTGATTAGTTCTACACCTGTATTAGGATCACGCATCTTTTGGATTTCACGGATCTTACGAATACGGCGAGGATCGATATACTTTAGTTCTTGAATACCTAACTGAGGATTTGTTTCGTCAATGACAAGATGATAGAATAGTCTACCGTCAACATACCAACGACGGAAGATATCATGTCCCATATTACCAAAGTTGAGCATCTTTAGCAGTAGGTTAAATTCTTCTTCAATACGACGCTTAATAGGACCTGGTGCTTTTACTTCATCAAGATTGATTTCTACAGATGTACCAGAATCTTCAACAACAATTGCTTCATTGACGATTTCATCAATGGCTGTTTCCATTTCCGGTTGAATGGCGAGTTCACGATACTTAGTGATTAACTGAGTTTCGTTTCTGAATGTACCATCAAGATCGACATATGTACCATAGTAACCGGCGCCGGCAACCGTTACGGCACCGTCGTCTGACTGTGGTAGAGCAAATGTCTTTTGTAATGGTTGTCCGTTCTGATCTAATTTTTTATCAGGATCGTCAACACCAATTTGGAATCCGAAAAAGCGAATGGTCGTTACTCCTCAAACATGATGAAGATCCATGGGACCGAAGCCCCATGGATAGTATAGTATAGTATTTAGTCCTGGTTATTAAGCACCAGAAACGTCTGTAGAACCGTCGAGTGATTCCCACCACTGATAGGCGAGTGTCACACCGTATTCTTCGATCTGGTCACCTAGACCCCAATCTAGATCGATAGCAGCAACGTCCGTTGGGAAGCAGCCAACCATCTTATAAGACTTGATTGGAGGACCGGCTTTACTAAACTGGGTGATTAGCGCATCTGACTGGTAAGAAAATGCTGCTAGTGCCTGTGGTGCACGTAGGTTAGTTACGTGACCATTGATTAGGTTTAGCCAGGTTTCAAGATTACGACGAGCAACAAAGTTTTCATCATTGATTAGTGTGAATGACCAATCAGGGAATGTTCTTGTGCCAGCGATCTTGATTTCACGACCAAAGTAAGGTACGCTGATTGATGATACCCCATCACCAGGGAGTGAAGTTGCCTTCACTCTAAAGGTGATATCTGGTGTCAATGGTGCAGCACCTAGAATTGGTGGTAGTGCCATAATAACTTCGAATAGACTTGGGCGTGCGCCGTCGTTTACCAAAGTTGCTCTGAATTGATTGACATTAAAAGCCATTTGAGTTTTCTCCTTTTCCTTTATTTATTAGAACTGGCCAACAATTTCGGAGAAGGCAACTCCGGAGCGAACAGCAACGAAGTTCAACTGGATGAAGTTGATTGAACGTGCTGGTTTAATGTAAATGTCACCAACAAACTGATTAGAATCGATAACCTGCTGGGTATTGTTTGTGTCGTCACAAACTACCTTGAAGTCATAGATACCACGGCGACCTTTTACGTCACGTAGGAATGGCTCAACAAGAGCAACGAACTGTGAACGAGTAAATTCATCATTGAACTCGAATAGTGAGTATTTTGCTGCTCTTGAGATTGACTTCTCAAGAACGATGAATAGACGACGAACATTGATTCGATCAAACGCTGATGGCTTAACCTGTAGAGTCTTATCACCATATAGAACAGTTCCTTCACCCTTGAATGTTACAACAGGGTTAATACCGTTCTTGTATAGGTTGTCTCTGTCAGCCTTAGATGGTGACCAAGATAGTTTGGTAACATTCTTGATTTGACCACGATTTAGACCGGCAGGTGAGAACCATGCGTCTCTTGTCTTATCGGTACGGGCGCATAGACCAGCAGTATCACCATTGAGAGGAACCCAACGATAAACACCACCATTGTTATACTGATCATATGTTCTCTTGAATCCTGAGTCCATAAATCCGTATGATGATGAACCTAGGCTGTTTCTTGTAGCGATAATGTTGTTTACTTCCTGACCTGGTTTGTTAACGCAGTCAACATATCTTGGAGATACGAATACAACAGAATCACCACGACCGTATGAACCACCTGGTTCACCGATGTTCTGAATGACATACTGTGCTACTACGTTAGATGCACCACCCATCATGATTAGTGAAATGTCATAGGCATCTGTATCAGAGAATTTAACGTAAGAGTTCTGAATAGAACCTGTATTAGCAAGGGTCATCAGACCGTTTGATAGTGTTAGTGAGTAAACACCATTACCATTCTGTGCGAATGTAGTATTTGCTGCTGTTGAACCCCATGTGGTTGAATCGAATCCACCAATTGATGTATTGACAGGATTTGATGTTGGCCATAGGAATTTTGACTGATCAGCAATAACGTTGACCCAGTAGTTTGATGAACCATCGTAGTTCTTGGCGTCTCTTGCCTTTGATAGGTTTGAGAACTTTTCAACTACAGAGTTAGCAGCACCACCGGTCCATGTACCTAGCATATCAACAACTACAATGTGTAGTTCGTCGTTAGCACCAGCACGATCAGAGGCATACTTTGATGTGCCTGGAGGTGCAGAGAACTGTGACTGATATGGCCATGAGGTCCATGTTGAGTCGGTAATAGCAACATTGCTAGAGAATACGAAAACTTTTAGACCATTGGTTACTGTGGCTGGATACTTGGCAGTAACCATACCTGCGAACGAATTACCTGGTGAAATATTTGTGATGTTGCTCCAGTTAATTTCCCAATCGTCTCTATTTTTGATTAGGAATGCTGTATTACCAGCAGCAGCATTTCTAGATGAAGCGTCTGTTGAACGAACTACACGTAGATCATCAGCGTATGCTAGGAAGCTTGAAGCGGTGAACCATGTCTGTGCGACGTTATCAGAAGGTAGACCAAATTGACCTACTAGGTCAACTTCGTTTGAAACTGATGTAACTACATCGACAGGACCCCATTCAAAATCACCGGCAATTGCCCCTACTGTAGTAGATACGGCGGGAACTACGGTCGTTAGATCGATTTCTGACCAAGCCACGCCTGGGGAAAGTTGATATGCCATTTTTTACTCCTTTGTGGGTTGGAATGGTGTAAATCCATTTCACCCTTTATTTATCGTTTTGTCGTTTTTCAGGACTTACAGTCTACCATTCCACTGGTAGTTAAAGTCATCGAACGGATATAATTGCTCTCTTTCACGAACCCATCGGTCACCGGCTGCATCGATTTCGTTATCATGTGGGCTATCGATACCATTATCAATAAACCCAAATGGAACGTTGGTCACATCCTCCAGATAGGCTAACTCTTTCTGTAGAGCATATCTGATGTCATTGGAAACTGTCTCTTTAAATAGCTTCTGACCTGTCAACCACCCGAAGTGGACCAGTGTCATAGCCAAATCATCATTTGACCCTTCTTCCGCCTTGAATGTTTTCTTATCGGCGGCAAACGAGAACAATTCTGTGATTGTATCTTCGTCCTGTAGTATAAGTTTGTCGTTTTCAACTAGAGTTTTAAGATTAGCACACCCGATCATCTTGGACTGTGGTGTGATTCTGAGACCAAATGCTAGTTTGTTCTTACCAGCAGCAAAACCGCCTGACCACTGTGTACCCTGTTTTCCCTTCTGCTGGAACTTTAACAGGTTCTCATAGTTCAACTCGTAGTGTAAGATATCTGCTACCTGTAGACCGATAGAGTTGATTTCGATTAGAACAAATGCCTCATTATACTTGGTAGCAGCAGAGTAAATGACTGCCGGGAAGCGAATGGGATCGATTTCGTTGTTTCTATATTTAGCAACCTGACGATATGGAATCTCAGTAACGTCAAAGATAGAGAAGGTTGAGTAGTCAAGACCCTGACCCTCTGAAACGTCCGCACATAGAACATAGGTGTGTTTTGGTACGGGCTGCTCAAAGATATCCATGCACTCCATACGAGCAATGGGTTCCTTCCAGTGTAGAGCAGCCAGTTTGGCACCATTAATAAGAGTATTGGATGATCCCAAAAACTCACAACCAAATTCTTGATCGAACTGTCTCTGGCTAGTGTTTCTGATCGTTTCTTCTGCCCATGCCGAATCACGACCTGGTACCATCGACCAGTGGATCTCGATAGGTTGATATGTGCTAGTTTTTTCAACTGCTTTTGTCCACATCTTATAAAAGAGATTCATCCCATTAGGAGTAGAGACGATAACAACCTTAGAAGTCTTACCAGATGAAATGGTGGGGTATGTAGAGTTAAAGAACTCTTCGGCAATGTTATTAGGTACGAACGCAAACTCGTCCAGGAAGATCAGGTTGAACGAGAAACCACGGACTGATGATCCGCTGGTGGAATCTGCCAGAACTCTCGAACCATTAGCAAGATAGATAGAACCCTTGTTCCATTCTTTGATACCTTGCTTCAAGAACATAGGTAGATACTCAAATGCTAGTTTTAACTTACCTAGAAGTTCTCTGGCCGTAGGAGCACGGTTGGCAAGAATAGCGACAACAAAGTTCTCATTGAACAATACTTGATGTAGAATATAGGCTACCGATGTGGTAGACTTGCCGACCTGGCGTGGTAGTTTGCAGATAGAGAAACGATTCTCATGGAATGTCGATAGCATTTTCTCTTGGAAGTCCCACATTTCAAATGGGATTAGACCACGGTCAACGTTGATGATTTTGATATACTTGCGAGAGAAATAAACAGGGTCGTTGGCACACTTGATATATTCATCAAGTTCTGCCTGTGTAAACGCATGACGATACTGCTCATTAGGCAGATTCGGGTTATTCTGATAACTATACGGAGTCCTTGCCATTCTCTTCCTGTTTCTGCTTTATGGCTGAGAGCAATTCTGCCGTCGATCCCACAAACACAGCTTGTTCCACATTAATATGACCATCAGCAGTTTTCTTGCGAGGATCTGATTCAGGATCCGGATCTTTCAGGTCACGTTTCATCTTCTGTAGGTTATATAAGTCTTTTGATGTTTCACCTACAGTCTTAATAAGATTGGCTACGACCTCGAATCCCCTTGCGGATTCATTCTGCCTGGCAATAGTAGAAATATCTTCTAGTGCATCATTACCCTTCTCGATTAGATTACGGAGGGTGTTTCTTACTAGACGATAATCCTCATCTTGATCATCAGGACCAGGTGGTGGCTCATAAGGAACAACCTCATTAACAACTTCACCCTTCATTACCTCCTGCTTTACAGGAGTGTGTTCGATGCCCAAGGCATCAGATAAATTTTCTTCAACACCCATTATATAACCTTATGGTTTTAGACTACCTGTTAGAATCCATGTATTCGCTTTAACTTTAACGAGTGAAGCTGACAAATACTGTCCAGCAATGTTTGCCCAGTTGTTTGCTGAATAGATGGTTACAGTGGCATCTTTAGATTTGATACCTGTATTACCTGAACCAAACTGGTAGAAATCAATTGATGTACCAACGTTCGCAGGAAGCAAGAAGTTACCGTCATTATCAATACTGACATAGATTGTATTCGGATTATTAGCAATGATAACTGTACCACTCAACTGAATGATGACATTAGAGTTAATTGTATTGGAGAATGATTCTCTTACAGGACCGAGAGCATCATTTACGGAACTTCCGCTTAATGCGCCTGTTACAGTCAATGCACCAGAAAGTGTTCCTGTAGTGTTGGGGAGAGCATTATTAGCTTTGAGGAATGCAGCATTGGCATTGTTATAGATTGTTGCTGAGTTGGCCAGAGTGGTAAATGTGGAGAAAGTCCAGATATTACTTGATGTTACAACAGAATTTGCCCAGTTATTACACGCTACGGCCGAGACATTAGAATAGGTATACTGTGCTACGTTAACGCTATTTGCCATGGCGCCGGCGTATGAGTTGGCTGATAATCCAACAGTATTAGCCCATGAGTTAGATGATGCTGCAACAACATTTGACCAGGTGTTAGAATAACCGACGATAGTAGCAGCATATGTATTAGCACCGATACCGGTGTTATATGCTAGAACGTTGGCAGAATTGGCTTGGTTGTATGCAGCATTGGCAACTGTATATGCTGATGAGATAGCAGTATTGAGTGTGCTGACGTTACTTGTCTGACCCGATACCAGAGTTGCGACATTGCTGTAAACTTCGGTGAAGTTGGCATTAACATTGGTGAAGGCACCACGAATCGTATCGCCGGTACCGTCGTTTGCTACTGTTCCAATATTGATTAACTTCTGTGCCATTTGTTTCTGTCCTGATTGGTTCTAGTATTTATGCGTTCGGCCATTCTTTTATAGTAATCGTATATCCGTAATCATCACCAGGTTGTGCATTTAAAGGATCAGGTTCTACTTTGACCTGTGCCATATTAGATTGTGGTATATAGAAAGAATCGATTTGTGCTGCTGCATTGGTCGACACCGAATGGATAGTGTTATTGACCAAGAATGATCCTTGAGTAGCACCTAGAGTTAGCATACCAGTAGCAGGAGAATAGTTGATGACTATACCCTGTGCATTAGCAGAATATATGCTGTTACCCTGATATACTGTGTCATCAACCTTGAATGTACCGTTTCCGGTAACATACATCTTGGTGATATACTTTTGATTGAGATTTTCATCATTCTTGATATTAGCATATACGGTGCGAATGATCTTGGGTGTCGTAACGGCACCATAGTAGTGCAACTTCATGGTGAAGTTTAGGGTCCAGTAGACATATCTTACGGAATCGTAGTTACCCTCATACTCAATACTATTTGTGACATTGTTAAGAATTACAGGAATGTCTTTGACGAATCCTAGATCAGGAACCATTGCTGCCGATACGGTGAAGTCGGGATTAAAGAATGGTAGTATCTGTTCAATGATGTGAGTGCCGTCATCGATATTACGTGCATAAACATTCAATTGAAAGTTTAGATCATATGGTGCACCCATATATGCTGATGATGCTGTGGTACCACCAGCAATAGGCTTGGCTGCTTTGAGTAGGTTGTTCTGCTTTCGAGTGGCATCATATGTGATACCTGTAATCTCAAATGACATACGAGGTAGAATAGCCTGCAATTGTCTGGTTAGATCAGGATCAGAAAAGACACGAGTAACCATCTTCTCTTTAGGTGAGTAGATGATAGGAACAACAAATCGACTGACTTCTGCACCAGTCTGATCATTCTTACGGATAATAGAAATGTCATCGAACAGACGCCCAAATAGGACGACTGCCTTACGTGTCAGTTGGTGATAGTAATGAGCATTTCCGAGCATTATGGGTTACCGAATGGGTTGATTTCTGATAGGTCAAGAACCAGGTCTGCACCTGTATCAAAGTCCTTATTGTCAAAGATATCAAATGAAACGTGATCTTCTCTCTCATCACCTAGGCCAAGTACCAGATACGATGCCTGTGATGTATTACCTCTGAGGTATGCGTTATTACTAAAGCTGCCGGTAATGTCATATACGAATATTGAACCGTTTGCTTTATACCATTCTTTGATCGTGGCATGGGCAGTAGCATTTGCCCATGAACCATCAGGAGACTGATACACGGTTTCTCCGTCGATGAAATCGTGGAACCCATCAGTATTAATATTGAGTCTATATGTGTATGAGTTGTCTGCGGATATTTGGTCGATCTCGGTGACACCCGTGGCGATTTCATCCTCTGAGAAACGGAAGAGTTCACAACGCATTTCATAGATATATGGTTCTCTATTACCTAGAGAGAAGAACATCAGTTTCTTTTCAATGAACTTGATTTCAAACATACGGTGCATTAGAGGAACATAGATAAGATCACCCTCTTGTGGGCGAACACGCATAGTTGAAGGAAGACCTTTGGTGAATCCTCTGCGTGATACTACAAAGTTAGATGTGTCTCTAATCTCTAGACCAAACTTAGAAAAGAAGTCACCGTCCCCTTCAAACCCTTCAACATTGGCAAGATATGCTTCCATAGAGTATGCTTTATCGAATTTACTCTTAGAATACTCACCAAACACCATATCACCTTGGTCAAATGATTCTCTAGGAATATAGTAGACTTGATGTCCCATAATCTCGATTGATTCGACAATAACATCTTCCATGAGGCGATGCTCATTGTTAAAACGATTCTGTCCTGGGAAGTTGTTAAAGTAGCGATTGATTGCCATTAGCCGACCAAGAATCCTGGAGGTTGCTCGTAGGTATCACGAATGTTTTGTTCAATCTGGTTGATATCGGATATTGCTTCGTTATAGATATCGACACCACGCATGGTGACACCGCCTGGTAACTGCATCTTGTCAAACTTGGACATATTGGTACCCCATTGTTTCTTGACATATGCGGTTGCCAATTTCTTGAGCATACGATCATTCCACACACGGGTGTATGAACCGGGATCAGTGATTACAATACCTTCAACTACGATATACTCACCAACTGTAATATCATTCTTCCAATCCCAATCGATATAGAGTTTGTTGGTGATACGATTGAAACGAATAGGTTGCTGACCAGTAAACATCATATTGAGTGTTTCTAGGTGCTGCATCGTGAGAGCGTAATTAACATATGAGGTTGATGAAAGATCCCATAGATCGTTAAGACGAAGCTGGTATCTCATGTCAAACATGTTCATTGCTAGGGCAGATCCACCAACAGGGAACACACGAATAGCACCAATAAGAGAATCGGATACTGTGATGTATTCATTATCGAGGTCTTGTTGTGTGATAACATGCTTGACATAGGTACGTTCTGTACCATTGAAATGAAACTCATTCCAGTATTCAAATGCTAGTTCAATAGCGTCATTAACCTGTTCATCATCCACATTGATTTGAATAACAGGATATCCCAACTGTCTTAAACAGAAGTCTTTCAATTCTTCTCTATTAGCTGGTTGTGTTAATGACATTTAGGTTACCCTTTTAGATAATCCGGCCATACGCCTTCGATTTGCTCAACTGATGTGGCATTAAGCAAATCTGGTAATGTTGTTACGTCTCTTAGCAACTGCTTCTTGGTGGCAATTTCCGATGCCTTAGCAGTATCGGCAGTTTCTAATGCTCTAAAGTATTCAGCATCTAGTTTGGTCATGATTGGTGTTCTTGCTTCACGCATACGACGCTTCCAGACCTCTTTGGCCTTCTCTACATCAATCACAACAATCTGATTATGGTTTTCATCTTCACCCAATGACCATGCATCGGTAAAGTATCTGTTCTGAGGGAAAGCATAATCGGCAGTGTCTAGTGTCTGCCCATCTACCACCACATATGTTTTAACGTCTGACATTACGGTAATCTCCAACAATCTCTATAGGTTTGGTCTTGGGGTAACTGGTCCCGCTTGACGATTTTGAACATTTGTCTATTGTATTTATACTTCGGATGCCACACTCTTTCAGGTACGTCTTTCATAATAAGGTATTCGATTGCTTCTTCCTCTGTCATCGGACCAATAGGCTTTGACATTAGATATTCTTTATAGTCAAGAACCTTCTCACCAATGATACGCTTTTCTAGTCTAATCTGCTGTGCTTCTATGAAGGTGGTTTTGATCTTCTCACCATCTTCTGTGTGAAGTTCTAGTTTCATATTGTGGCAATCTTCAATAGATGGAAGAATACCACCGTTGAGGGCACATGCCATCCATTCAGGTGATGCTACCATTTCTTTAACCGGTGCATCAGGTTCTGCTGGATCTTCAAAGACAACCACATAATTGGGTTGCTTTGGTTCTAGGTTCTCGGCTGCCCATTGCAGTCTCGTGAACATATCTACATTACTAAGATCAGGTGTCACTTATTTCTCCATTATTGATACATTACGTTAAATGTTCCAGCATCGAAAGCATCCGTGCCATTTGACCACGTAAGCTGAACTTGTGTCAAAGCCCCACTCAACGATATCGAATATCCACCTGCTCCGCCCTCACCGCCTGTTGGATTCAACCCCGATGTAACAGATCCCACCCATTGATTACTCGATGCGTTTATTAGAAACAACTCAACTCGACCATTAACATTATAAGCTGCTGCTACTGACGAAGATGCACACAATCCCATTGCCGTGGTATATTGATTTCCGGCAGCGTAATCGAAGGTGTTGCCTATGTATCCTGAGGATACAATGCCTCCAGAAGTTCCGAGTCTAAGAATAGGATCCGCTGATCCGTTTCCTGATAGTCCTGCATAAAGAACTGTTACCCTTTTAGCCCACGGTGGAATACCTGTTATCGTCGAAGTTGTTCCCGATAGCGACACGGGGTTCATCAGAACAAGAGGTGATAGTGTAGCAGAACCGCCAGAAGGTGTTGCCGGATCGACAATCGTTGCGGTGTTCGATGCTGTAAGTGGTCCGAGTGCTGATGCTTTGATAAATGACATATTTTATTCCTGAATTATCTATTGATACTAATATAAAAGTATTTGCCGTCATTGTTGCTATTTGCAGCAGAGTTTAATGTGACCCATCTAAAACTTGCGGTAGTGGGAGGAACTTCTGTCCCCGAGGCCTGCACATTCAAGTCTAGAGAAATCGTCCAAGAGTATTGAATACCTACTCCCTGTGAAATTTGTATGCTGTAATTAGCGTCCAAAAGAGCGTTCGTTAAATTAACACTATAGTCACCTTGTGCGTTTCTTGTAACGGATGAAACATTAAGTGACGCTCTTGTAGCAACAGATCCAGAAGTTCCATTAATATTTGCCCAACTCTTAGCAACACCATAGACAATCTGATCACCTGTGACGTTCGTGCCGGATTGCCCTGTGGCCTGTCCGGTTTTCCATGTAAAGTTATCTGCTTTTACTGTTGACATGATTATTACCTATGGACATTCATGAGTATGAAGTTACTATCTGTGGCGGCATTATTGGCGTCTCTCGTTTCTGCTTGTGCTGTTGTTGCGGTTTGTGTACCTGCTGCTGTAGTTCCAAAACCGGGATAAGCGCCACCATAATTGTTGGGATTTGCATTTCCTGTCGGTGCATGATTTGCGTCTACCATTGATGTAGTAAATGTGATCGTATACCAACCGGCAGTAGCACCTCTGACAACACTCGAAACGTTGAAACTTGCTCTAACCGCAACAGACCCGGAAACACCGTTGAAGTTGGCCCAACTCTTACATAGTTGCCCAATCTCCGTACCGGCACCATCCTTGAATAGAGTAGCCACACCGGAAACGTCATGCTGAATTGTTGATATCTTTGCCGTACCAGCCATTATAGAACCGTCCAAAATGCATTGTTAGAAACCGTAACAGTGATGCCTGTATTCACTGTGACAGGACCAGGTGTGATATAATTGTATGTATTAGCGACCGTATAGTTGGCATTGATCCACGGTACACCACCAAACATAGGAATGGTTGTTAGATCGATCTCTGATGAAATACCAGCAGCATCTAGTGAGATAGCAGCATTGGGATTTGCCGGGTGCTGTAGGTTGATGACTTTAAGAGTTGACATTATGCCGACCTCGCCAAGAAACCTTTAAGAAAAGTATAAGTTGCTCCAGTCTGAGAATTATAAGCACTCGCTGAACCATTATAAGCATACAATTCAACATAATCAGTAGTTCCATTCATATATACTAAACCTGTAACTGAACCACCATATACTGTAGATGGATTTGAATAGAACCCTCTTATGTATTCTCCACCATTTTTATATATCGAAACTACCATAATAGCGTTATTCAGAAGCTGAATAGCTCCATCAAAATGATAATAACCAGCAACGTTTGGTGTAAATCTATAGTTTGTAGTTGCATCAAAACAATTAGCAGTATCCCATTCTTTGGTCTGTAATGCCATCTTAGTCCATGCACCGGCGCCGGCCACACTAATAGCAACACTATTATATGCACTAAAAGTAGGACCATTACCAGCAAATCCAGTTTGAACCATTGCTTGTGTAACAGTGTTAGAATCCGCGGTTGTGATGATAGTACCGGTTCTAGCAGGGGCTGTAATCGTATAAGTTGATGCCGTTGAAGGGACATCAATTGTAACCGCACCACCACCTGTTGAGTTTAGTTTTAATGGCATTTATAAACCTCTTTTGCTCACCTATTTATGTCGCTTCTATTTGCTTATTCGTAGAATACGTTTACAGTTCCACCAGTAAATACACCAGTACCACCCGCATTTGTTAAGTTGACTGTGGTTAGTGATCCACCTAGCGTTGCTCTACCCACCAACCCACCAATATATGCTGATCCATCACCAATCCAACTTCCAACACCAACCCACAAATTACTACCCAACGAGGTGAACACCATGCTTCCGGACATAGTATTAGTAATATAGTATCCCGAGGTCTGCCATCCATTGCTATAGGCCGTCGCCAGTTCAGACGTACCATAATAACCACCATAAGTGCTATAACCAGAAGTGACTAAACCTCCACCGATGCCTAATTGAATCAACAGGGTGCTTGATGTTGATCCCACTAATGAATGAAAATTCAGGGTAACTCTTTTTGCCGTTGATGGTATACCAGTAAATGTAACATTCAAACCACTAGCAGTTTGTGCTGGTAAACTGTTAATCAGACCGTTGGTTGTGAGATTGTTACCGTCTAATACTATTGCCATTATGTTTCCTTAGTTGCCTACAACGATATAAGACATGTTTCCTGGATCTGCATATGCTGTTCCATTAGGGGTGATATATGCCAGATAAAATAATGAAGAGGTTCTTGTTCCCAATCTAGTATCCTCAGAGGACTGCCATCCAGTATATGAAGTTGTATAACCACCTCCCGAAGAAACAGAATAGTTTATATCTGTCTGTGTTACTGAAAATGATATTGTATAGTTCCCGGCTGCGGATCTTGTAATAGAACTTGTATTATAACTTGCATTAACTGAGAATGTGGTACCGTTCCATGAAGAACGACCCCAACCAATACTATTAGTCGTCACACCATTCGATTGTAACTTAACGATACCAGAACCATCGGCAGTAGTGACCAAACCAGATGATGATACCGATGCGTTGATTGTAGTTGTCATTTATTTACCTACTTATATTAGCGTAAACGCTGGTTTGATCACACTTCGTTGGTGAGTTATAATCAGCAGTATATAATATAACAGAAGTTGTTGTGTTAGTAGTTGAACTGAATAACGTTACATTACCGTAAGTACCTTCGGCTGATGTCGCACCTGTAACTGTAAACTTATTGTCTAAGACAGCAACAGTCAATGCCTGTGAGTAGCTACCTGCTGCTGCTCTTGTCATACTTGTTGTATTAAAAGAGGCGTTTACTACGGCACTGGTACCAACAAAATTGACCCATGCTTTGTTTAGCTGGCCTATTTCGGTACTGTTACCGTCTTTGAACACAGGGGCAATACCAGCAACCGACCCCTGTAATGTATCCGCAAGCATTGATCCGTATGCCATTCCCTACTCCTTATAGAATCACGTATTTACTATTGGCAGATATGGTGATAGATACACCGTTTGCCAATGTAACGGGCCCAACCGACAATGCACCATAATTACTTGGTAGTGTATATGATGTGTTTAGTGCCAGACCGTTAATACGGATAGGATAGTCACCGCTCCACTGTGTGCCGTTATATGATTCCAGAACACCTAGAGTGGTATTATATCCTGTCTGACCAACGTTTGGTGTACCTGGTCTGGTCGCTGTGGTCCATGTCGGGAATGTCTCACCGTTAGAACCATTCAGAATGATTGCCATATAAATCCTCTTACGTGATTGTCCAGTATGAACCGGATGGAATCGTAACTACTATACCACTATTTATGGTCACCGGACCGGCAGATAGAGCATTACGTCCTGATGTAATTGATGTGTTGGTTGCCACGTTCTGGCTGTATTCGACCATGTTGGTAACGCTCATGTTACCGTTGACTTCTAATGCTAGATTGGGTGCGGTGTTGCCTA